AGATGAAAAATAAATTGCACTTGTTACACCAGTTGTGGCACTACTATAATCTACAATAGCTAGTATTGAATTTGGTGCCCCTGAAGTGACAAAAGGTAGTTGTGAAATTCTTAAATCCATAATTATAAATATATTCTAAAACCGTCTTCTTGTAATATATAAAATCCGTTCTCTTGTAATAAATACTCAGGAGGGCAACTTACTATTTCAAAATATTCACATAAAGTGGAATCAACAATTTTGAACATCAAAGTATCTGCCGTTTGAAATAGTGATGATAGTACAAATGTTCCTCCTGTTGACCCTAGTAATTGACAATTATTACCATATTCATCACAAACATATAAAGTATATGGTGGAGTTCCTCCTGTAATTCCTGATATTGTTACTTGGTATGACATTATACTCCACAGACTACATCATAGACAATACTTAAACCTAGTGAAAAATCCGCATCGGAAAGCGGATCATAATCACCACTACAAGTTGATGTTATGGTTAGTGTGTTATCCGTTAAGTTTATTTGATAAGTGTCAATATCTGTTATTCCTGAAAGAATACCCTCAATTGTTGATTGCCAAAGAGTGTCTTGTGGTATATCATTTAATGTTGTTGCGGTATAAAATGTTTCAGTAAATGCCGAACCATTAATTGTAATTTCACAAGTTAATTCGGCAGAATTAAAAATACAATTGGTATAACCTGATGTAATATCGATAAATCCTTCGTTTAACATTTCACTTATACCTCTTTGATTACCCGATGTTGTTGTAAATGTATTTTTACAAATAGTGTATAACTCATAAGATGTTACATTAGTTCCTAAACAAGTTATTGTCGCATATTGGGTATTGGTACATCCTGATGCGTCTGTAACAACAACTGAATATGTACCAGCAGATAAACTTGACGCAGTTGACCCTGTTTGTCCATCTGACCAAACATATGTAAATGGTGGTTCGCCGGCAAATATAACAACACTTGCGGTCCCATCATTACTACCCGTACAATTTGTCGTAGATAATGATGAGGTTAAAGACCCACCTGTATTAACTGTGAATCCTGAACTAACAGAACAACCATCATAATCGGTAACAGTTATTGTGTATGTACCGGCAGGTAAATTATTATAGGTAATCGCACTTAGTGGTGAGTCTATAATGGTATTACCATTACTTAATACGTAATCTAAAGGTGACGTGTATCCAGTACCTACAGTTACCAACACATTACCATTTGATTGTCCACAAGTTGACCCTGTTGTTGACGCACTTATTGAAAATTTTTGATTAGATGATACATTAACATTTGTCGTATAAACACAATTAGTACCTGTCGCAGATATCGTTAAACTATAGGTATCATTAGATAAATTACTAAATGTATAAGTTTGGTTTTGACTAGTATTATTATAAACTAACCCATTAGTTTGTCCCGATAAACTATAAGTGTAGAATCCACCTAATCCGGCAATTGTAACGCCAATTGACCCGTTTTGTTGGTTACAATTAGAATTGGTTACATTAGTATTAACCACACTAAACCCATTTGTTGGGCTTAATGACCCACTAACAATATACTCACAAAAGTTAGCATCTCTAACCAAAACACTATAGATACCAGAAGATAAACCCGTTAGTGAAAAATTATTAGATAAAGTATACCCCACCTGACCCGACGTACCTGAAAAATAAAAAGGTACTGTTCCGCCAGTTAAAACAAAATTAAGTGCACCATCAGAAGAAAAACAAGTAGGTTGTGTGGCAGTTAAAAGTCCTAACCCTATTGGGTCAGCAACACCTACGGTTTCTGATAAAGTCGTAGAACACCCCAAACTATCGGTAACAGTACAAGAATACACTCCTTGAGTTAATCCTGTTATGACTTGAGTTGTTTGATTGTTACTCCAAAGGTATGTGTAAGGTCCGGTACCTGTTATACCTGTAACGGCTAATTTACCCGTAGTTAAAACACAATTAGATGTGTTAACTTTCCAAAAACCAAAATTAACGTCAGTACTAGCACTTATAACCGCATTTTCAGTATTCGCAGTAGTACCACCATTATCTATGATTGTTGCATAATATATACCACTAGATAACCCATTATAATCATAAGGTAATGTATTTGTTGTATCTACACTTAATAATGTATTATTTTGGTAAAATAAAATTGTGTAAGGAGCACCTGTTGTAGATGCACTTACTTGTAAAAATCCATTACTGTCACCACAAGTTGTTCCACTAGCATTAATAACTCTACCTTCAAAACATGGTGTTATCGCCACATTAATATAGAGTTCGTTGTTTTGTAACCCTAGTGTGTCATTTAATCTAAAAACATAAGTACCACCCGTTAAACCTGTAAAAGTTATTGGGTTTGAACTTGTTTGAGCACTAACAGTTCCAGGTATTATATTATCTATAGTATACGGTGGAACCCCTCCTGTTGGGGAAAATATTACGGACCCTGTTGTTGCTGAACAAGTTCCAGTAACTGAAAAACTATAATCTAAAGGTCCTTGTATACAATTTTGTGAACAAGTTTGTCCTGTCGCAATATAAACACCGTAAGAAGAACCTGTATATGTTTCATCTAAACAAATACTCTCCCCAACGGAAGCTCCGTATACTGTTACACCACAACAATCAACATAACTATAAACACCATTAGTTAATCCCGATACACAAGCCATTAGTTACAATTAATTTGAATGTTTATTCCAATATTTAATGACAAAATACTATTAGTAAAGTCATCGTAGCAAGTAGAATTACTTACAATTAAAGTATTTCCTGCAAAATAATAATTAAGTCCATGTTGGTATAATGTTTCTAACTTTTGGTCTATTGCTGATAATACTTGTGCGGGTGTTGGTACGTCGCCTAAACCATATCCCGTATAAAATTGTTCTTGAACCAAGACTTGGGTGTCTAATCTACAATCAACATACCAAGTAGATACAATACTATTTAAGTCACACTGTGTTTGAGTATACCCACTAGTTAATAATAAGTTACCTAACAAACTCTGTAACATGTCAGAAGGGGTTCCCTGTAACTGACATTGTAAAGTTTGGTCTATACAGTCGTATGCGAATGGTTGTCCGTTATATTTACAAGGTATACAAGTAACAGGTATGAAAGAACATCCTCTTTGTCTTCTCCATACAAATTTTTGTCTATGAAAAATGGTATTTTCCATTTTTTGACCCGTTAACCATAGAGTTGTTCCTGGAACCACTTGCTCCAATAATCTCTGCCAATAATCCCCTATACCTAATGTATAGTCTATCATTTTTTGATACGTAAACTTATTAGAAGGAATCCCGACAGTTTCTTCAGATTGTAAATATCTCCAAAATACTGATTGTAATGTTGGGTATCCTCCGGTTTTACCATCAAATATTGTTTGCCTATTTCTTACATTGATAAAGTTATTATAAAAATCTTGAGCAAATTCAAAGAATGTTTTTTCCTTAGGTTTTGGATTTATAAATGTCCAATCAACATTTCCAGGATATGGATAAGGTGCAGTTAATCCACTATTCGGTATTGGGTAATCGTATTTAACAGACATATCCCAAATATCATAAGTGATACCTTGTCCCATATTCATATATAATTCAATATTTTTTGAATTAATTACTAATTTATCATTACTTACAGTGTAATTAACCCCATTAGTGTTTGCCCCGTCTTTTCTATTTCCGATGTCGTTTGATGCCCAAGATTTTTGATTATCATAAACTTTAGTTAAAGTATACCCAACATTCATATTTGGGAACTTTCTAAATTTATCCATGTATTCTTGACCAAACGTAAAGGGTTTTAAACTAGTAATTAAATAAGGGTTACTAGGGTTAAAAGAAGAGTTCGCATCGTCAGCCACTTCTGGAGACCTATGTTTAGGTGTCTGTTCAAACCAACCAGCACCTGTCTGATAAAAATTAGTATCGGTAGGTGTCGGACTCATTGGGTATCCATCAGAATCAATACCATAGTCAGTTAAAGTAGTTTCTACTCTACTAATAAAGCCGTTTGTAGTGTATCCAGTATATGTAACACCTTGAATACTAAATGTGTTTGTGTTATCTAATGCGGGTAATTCAATGTATTGCGTTCCTCCAGATATTTTAGCGTATTGAACATCGAATTTATCCATGTTTACTTTTGTGTCAGCAACATATATAACCTCATTAAATTCAAGTAACGCTTCGGGAGCACCAATAAATCTCATCACATATTCTAAAGATTTTCTAGTCCCCTTAGTTTTAAACATATATGCTGAGTTCAATATTAAATTTCTATAGTACTCATAATTTAACTCAACGGGAGTGTTAGGTTTATTCTGACCTGGATAAATTTGTTTAGAATTAGGGTTAAAAACTGAAGTTAGAAAAGACTCATTTGTAATTGGTGAAATATTAGGGTCAATACCTAAAGTTGCGGATAAGTTAGATAATAATTGTGATGGTATGTCGTTTCCAACAATGTAATTCACAGAGTTCATATTTGCCAAAGCATCTATAAACTTTTTAACCTCATCAAAACTCCTACCATATATCTGTAATACTTTTTCAATTTTTTGGTCAGAAGTATCAAATTCTTTAAAAGCCCCCGTGATTAAAAATCTACTTATTAAATTTGTTTTGTAAGTATCTAATATATCTGAAATTCTTTGTAATTCAGCCAAATACGTATCAAAGGCAGAACTATTAATGTCTAAGTTCCAATATTGGTTTAATGGCCAAGTAACTGATTTATTATATAGAGTATATCTACCATCAGAATCATAATCGGGATATGAAAACACAGCCGTATATTTTGGACTGATATTTCTATTTAAAAGAAAATCTTCAACCTCATCAAACGATTCGTCAAAAATTTCTTCGGTTTTAGTATTATTTGGTTTAATAATTAAAACTCTAGTAGATGCACTACTACCTGAAAATGGGTCACCTTTTACAGTGAATGTTAGTGTTCCCCCAGACATTGTTTGTGTAGGGACAAAATCCGTTAATGGATATTCTTCTAAAAAATTGTAAAAATATAAAGAATAAGATTCAAAATTATTAGTTAGGTCCCTATACGCACTAACAGGATAAGGCCTAACCTGAATGTTTCTGGCAGAATTTACTGAATAATCTATTTCAAATGGGTTTCTTATTAAAGAAGTATTAACTTCAAAAGTGGTTTCATCGTTTTTTGAATCATATGAAATATTTGAAGCCGTCTCACCTGTAAATAAACCACTTACTTGTCTATTTAATATTTCTAAACCAGCAGGAAAGTTATTAATAACTTTAATCGCCGATGCCGAAAGTCTTTTAGCTAGTGAACCATATAATGAAAAACTTGTTATTTCAGAAATATCAAAATTAGGATATACTGTAAAGTTTTTTTGTATTACACGTTTAACTTGTTCAATATTATCTATTTTTAAATTATCTAATGTGTAAAAATCTGAAAATATACCAGTATCAAACTTCCTATTAGATTTTTCATATATTGCCGTTGTAAATTCAAAATTACCTTGCGTAAGCCCACCACCGTCAGTTAGTTGTAAACCAACTAAATTGTCAGAAAATGTTTTGACACCACCAGGAGGAAAAAATATTTTATTAGCCATTAAGTAATAATATTTGTAAAGTTTTTACTAAAATCTATGTTATTACCCCTATCCTGTCTAACCTCATACAATAACTCATTAAAGTTATCTCTAACCTCAAACAAGTTGTATTGTTTGTATATATTACCAGCACTGTCGTACAATGTATATATACCATCCTCAATACTCTTAGTTTGATTACCATAAAGAGCTATCGCAATAGTATCTAAATCATAATCAGCCATTTGAATATCAATAGTGATTGGATTGAAAAAAGTATTTGTAACTATAATACTTTGGTTTGGTTGACCAATAAATGGAGTTGCGTTTGGTTTGTTTGTTGGTGATGACGATGGTGATAAAGTACAAAAAATTAAATCGCTACCTCCATCAACATATCTATATCTAATATTTTTTTGTGATGAATTAACTTGTTCGGTCACTACTGGTTCACAAAAGAAAGATGACGTAACTATTCTATAAAAATTAGGTATTTTTGTCCCATCTTGGTTTAAGTATTCCACTCTAAATCCTACCAAACCTTGATTTGTGAATTTATTTCTAAAGACTGATGGTACGTCGTTAATGTTAATAATTATCCCTTTAACGTTTGGTAATGCCGAAAGTACTCCACAATCCGTAATTGTAGTTCTAATCTCAGCAGGTCTTATATAAACAGTATAAATTCCTTTTTTATTAAATTCTGATGCCGGTAATTTTAAATTATATAAACCACCAAGTATTTCAACATTAGCGTTACCACCAGTTTCACCATTATGAAAATACGGTGTTAAAATACTTTTAGCATTTAATTTTTTTAATAAAAAATTATCTGTAACGTCTCTAGATGCAGTATAATGTAATATCACATCAACATCATCAGGTGATACATCTGCAGGTCTTACAATACCATATGTTCCAAGTGCCATGTTTTATTTTATAAATAGTTTATCTTATTTTTTATGTCGTATTAATTTTGAAGAATCCATACCCATAACTAACCATGTCTCCAATATTATCAACCTCACCCAATCTTTGTAAAGCCTCAAATGCCGAATATTTACCCCTTTCAACATAAATGTCTGTTTGTATTTCAGGAGCCATTACAAAATCCAATAAATATTCATTTTTTGTAATTGCAGATGCAATAATATCATTAGGAGTTAGACCACTACTATTAATAACATACAATGTTTTTCCATTTATTAAATCGTAATAATCAACATTATTAATAGTGTACCCAGTAACGTCGTTGGTTATTGAATTCACTTGTCCAAAAACTTGTCCGTTTTTATTAAACACATACCCAATGGTATATGGTACAGGTCCCCATCTTTTTAAATCTTGTAATCTTGATTTTGTATAACCTTGGACAGCAAATGGAACGGTAGCCCAGTTACTAGATACTTGATAAGCCACCGTATTATTTGAGTCTAAATCATAAATGTAATTATATGAGATAGGGATATTAGCCCAATTACCTTGTTGTGGTGTAAATACAATATTACCACTTGGGTTTGGTATTGTTACCGATTGTAATGGTATTGTTATTGGTTTTTGAATTACTGTTACACCCCATGGGTTTGACCCTGATAAAGTTATTGTGTAACCACTATTAACTAAATATGTGTGTGTTAATGATGTTGTAGTTAATTGTTGAGTTGGAGATCCGTCACCCCAATCAACAATATATGTAGTGAAATCTAAATAACTAACAGTGTAATCACCAGAAGTATTATACAAAGTAACTGAATTTAAATTTGTGGTACTATTTCCTGAATAAAGAAAATTTGTAACAATATCTTTTTGTACCATAAGTCCATCAAACTCAGAATAAAATCCAATATCATTATAAGTTTGAGTAAATAATAGAGGCATTGTTAATCCCGTGAGTAAAGAATCTCCATTTGTTCCTCCACTTAATATGTAGGACATTCCTGAATACACATATCCAGGTTGACTGATATTACCATCACTAGTTGATGCGGTATAAACAAACCCAACAAGATCTGAAGATATAACTTCAGGGGATATTAATACACTAAATTTTTCAGATTCCATTATGGGTTAACATATTCATACCAAATTATAGCTTCAGAGGCTAAAGGACCAACTCCAACTCGTAGTCCTGTACTTTCTTCATAGACTTTATACTCATAATTAGTTTGGTCAAACATTACTTTGTAATAAAAAAATGATTCTTTATCAAAATTGTATACACCAGCACCAGTTAATGTTGATTGTGGTTTATTCATCATTCTAATAAATTGACCTTTTTTTGCGTTAAAGAATTTACAAGACATGTAAAATGTAGTTTGATTTAAATAATCAGGATTTTTTAACCAATAGTAGAAAAACCCTTCTTTATCTTGACCAGTATAGTCTAAAATGTATTTTGGTTTTTTTACTTGAACTGTAGTTTGATTAAACTGTGGACCAATAAACCCAGGTTCTTTTAATCCTTGTTGAGTTGGTAATACGACTGAGAAAAGTATTTTTTGGTTTTCATTAGTTTTACTATCGTAAAAATCTAATTTAAAAAAACTACCTTTAAATGAATTTGAGAAATAATAAATTTCACTATCGGTAAACGTTGCATATTGATAGTCATCCAACCAATCCGTAATCGTGGGTGGGTTATTTATAAAATCAGTTGGGGTATTTGGGTTAAAAAAATTAAATTGGTAGTGTACTTGTGTCACATCATTATTAGTGTCCCAAGGGGCGTGTGCAAATTTTGATATTTCAAAGTCATCAACACCATTTATAACCCTTTCTAAAACTTCACTTTCATATTCTTCAACACCTTGCTCTCTACCTTCTTGGTCAAAGGTTATTTCAACGGGTATTATTATATCCTTATCGGATACGTTTAATGAAAATCTATAATAGTTATTATTCACAATTATCGTTGATTGGTTGGTTTATTAAATTAGTATTAACTTTATCAGTTCTTTGTATTGGTTTTTGTAAGAATAATATGGAACTGAATGGGTAATGAGCACCATTAACAAATGGGTAATCGACCCCTAAATTATCCCCGTCAACATATCCGTATGTGTATATATCTCGCCAAATAAATGTATCGTTATATTCTGAATACCAAGCATAAACAGGAATATTATCCACACTATCTTTAGACCCGTACTCAAGATAATCACTAAAAACCCTAATAGGTACTGATGTGTGTGGTTCGTAACCGTAACCACTTGGGTAATTAACCGTTGAGTTATCGTAAAAATAATTAGAATTAAATGAGTACTTATGATACATTGGTGAAATAACATACTCTTTTTGTTCTACGTAATTGTATTCACAAAAATCCCCTTTTATTACATCGCCTATTTTTAAAAAATCATTGTAATAAAAAAATTGTCCGCTACCTGCTGGTTGTTCATAAGAACCTAAAGGTATGTTATCTTTATTAACCGTAGAGTTGTGGTCCCACCAAGTATCTATTGAGTTTTTTAAAAAATTAAACCCCCACCCAATATCTAATCCTGTTTGTGAACCTGTTTGAGTTATTGCCGGCGGGTTAAACCAACCCATATACCCTCTTTCTATCATTGTAACAAAAAGTTCAGTAACTGGTTTTCCATTATTATCTTTTAATCCATTTATTAATATGTCTCTATTAAAAGTATATGAAAAAGTCTTACTACCCTCTTTAGTTGAAACTCTTTGTACTTGATTTGGTGTCAGTGCGGAGTATTCCAATTTAGTTTTTCTATAAAAAGGACTATTCTCAAATCCTCCTTGTACAATATTACAGTCTTCTATATTTGTTAAAATTTTATGTAATCTAACATAATATATAGATTTAGTTTCGCCACTATTTTGGATGTTTCCAATTCTTTTAAAGGTGCCAAATGTACCTGTAGTTGTTTGAGAAACAGGAAACTTAAGATTATAAATACTAAAAACATTTTCTTCAGACCCGTAAATACCGTTACCTAAATCATATACTTGAAAAACCAACTGACCTCCTAACCCAGTTGGGTTTGATGGTATATTTAATTCTACCCATTCCCCTGGTGTTAAATTATGTTTGGTACCACAGTTAAAGTAAACTAAATTTTTACCATTAAATTGTGATGTATCCATCACAAAAGGTATACCATCAGAAACAACAAAATTATTAGTAACATTGTAGTCTTCATTAGTGTAAGCCATTTGTTGTTGGGTATCGCTACTGTACGCATAAGACGCATATATCGACCAATTATAAGTTGTTGAACTTTTTGGAATAAATGTTCTATGTCCGTTAACTGAAGAATCTCTAACCATAGTGAACTCATCAAATTGTGGGTAACCTTCCCAAGCAACTGATGGGTTTGGTGGGATATTGGCCGTAGCGTTTGCAATAGCATTAGTATAATATAAAATGTTTCTGTATGGAGTATAAGTTGTTTTACCGCTTACCGTATTATTAAATATATTTACTATTTTACCTGACAATCTGAACGTATCACTTTCTTGTCTTTCCGTATTAAATTGTTCGACTAAGTTTAAAGTTACTGACCTATCACCCTCAACCATAGTTCTTCTATCACCGATTAATGGTGGTTGAATCCAAACATCTTTATTACTATTAGATGCAAACCTTTTGGACCCTAATACTATTAATATTTCGTTTTCGTTAGACATCTTGATTTAATATGTATTTTGTGATATATCTACTTATTGCGGATTTACCTTTGTTTAGACCAAAATAAAAATGGTAAGGGGCACCAACTAAAAAGCTATTGGATTGTCCAGCAGGGAATGTCTCATCAGTTCCTGTTGCATTTGAATTGTATATAAACCCTCTTTGCCCTGTATTTAAATTATTAAAGTACTGCGATAGTGGTGCTTGTTTAAAACTTAATGCTTGATATTTTTCAGAGTAAAATCCCGAACCAATTATATTTGTATTCCATTCATTCGTGTCTGAACCAAAAATTGTTGGTACGCTTTGTTGTGTCAATTGCCATTGGTAAAATGGTACCTCTTGAGTTTTAGGGTACCCGTAAAAGTTAGTTAACTGTGGTGTAAAAGTTGTTACCCCTGGTGTAACTACAATTCTATTTTCGGTGTTTGATGTAAAAAATACTCCCATAGTTGCAGGTCCTGATGTTGCAATGTATATGTCTCCCGCACCATCATACTCATCTTCACTAAATCCAGCAACCCCATATTCACTATTAATACTAAATAATTGTGTAATATCACCATCCAATCTGTCTGAAGTTCTAGAAAACATTTTATTTATAGAAGCATCCCCCAAACCTAAAATAGCACCGAGGAAGTTAGTATTAATTAATCTAGAAATTATGAACAATTGTAATAAGTCAGAAGTGTCATTAAATGAGGTGGATTTAATCGTATCGATAATGTAACCTTCAAAATCAGGACTTGTACATATTTCTTTAGTAAATTCATCTCTAGGTCCCATATCCATTATTGTGGTAGGGAACATTAAATTTCTATCATTAATTCCATCAAAATCTACAGGTTGTATTGATGGGTTTAAGAAGGTACCTTGTTTAGGTATTTGTCCTATAAAATCTGTACCATTGTATGGTGTGGATCTATAGAAAAAAGAATTAGTTGACCCTGAAGTATAAAAAATAGGCCCTTGTCCAGGTCTTGTTGTTGATTCATATGTACCGCAAAATTTATATTTTTTTGGTTGTCCTGGTAGATTTAATGTTGTCTGTTTTTTAAATGAGAACATATATAAACTACCGTTAACCCAATTGTTTTGGAATACGTGAGAGAATATTCCTCGACACGCACCAAACATCATTCTAAATCTTGATTTCCATTCTGAAAAATTTTGTAAATCTTTACCTATACCAACAAGATATGGTTTTTGAATAAATTGGTAACAGCCAGATTTTACCCTTACCGGATTCTCGTTATCAGGACATGGTGTTTCAACGGTGAAACTATTTGTGACAGGGTCTATTTCATAACATTTTAATGGCACCATTCCCGCACAATCAAAGGTTGACAAAACACTACTTGCTTGTGTAGGTGCACCATCAGGCCCAAAGTCCTGAGCGTTGTTTGAAGTATCGGTTGCTTGATTTGCAAACAATGAGGAAGCCCCCCCATCATTATATAAATAAATTCCAAAGTTATCGTTTTGATGTAGTAAATGTGATATTGTACCAAAAACTTGGGTTTTATCTGAAGTTGGTAACCTATCTGACCTCATCACTAATTTAGGGTTAGGTCCTGAAATAGTCACAAAAAGAGCGGAATTAGTTATATGGTAAGCCGGTGAATAATTCCTACCGTTGTAGTTACCTAATGAACTAAATGTTCCTGTTGTGGACTGAGTCGTAGCTAATAATGACCCGCCTTCAACATTACCTTGATATGTTGACCCATAAAATCTTAGTGTTTGTTGAGGGTCTCCACTGTCATCTATAATATTACCACCAGTATATACACCAATACCCAAACCACCTGACGGAGTATAACCCGCACCTATAGATTTATCTAGTGATGAATAATATTTTATTGTTGTAGATGTCACAGAACTAAACTGTGTGTTATCTACTTGGAAATTAAAAGGCTGGTGATATAAATATTGTGATGAGTATCCAACATCATGTGATTCGGGAGTTTTTGCGTTAGTATACCATAATCCAGACCCTGAGTTAGGTTGGATTGGTCTGTTCATATAAAAACTACCTGAAACTTTTATTGTTGTTCCAAATATTGTAGATAGGTCATATTCTATTGTTTGTTTTTCAGTGTATAAATCAACGCCTCTTACTAAAAATATTAATTCTAAGTTCTTCCAACTATCACCTATTACTGTTAATGGATTAATTAATTCAGTTTGTTGATTATTATTACCATCACGATATCTAATTTGTTGTCTTTTATTCAGGATATATTTTCTAAGTAAGTTTGACGTATCCCCATGGTTATTAGGATTTGGTGTTGTTGATATTTTTATACCTGATGCTAATAAATCAGCATTATATGTTGTCATACCGGTAATTACTTGAAAATACTCAACACCTGTTTTAGCCAAATATTCTTTTTCAGAGGTACTTCCTGAAATGGACACATTCACAGTTTGTGGTGCTCCGTTAGAAGGATTTGCAAATGTTATTGGTATTTGAGTAAATCCTGTTACACTAGACCCCGTAATTGAATTAGACCCAAATTGATTTTGTACGGTTAATCCTGTTAGGTTTATATCATTTAAATTTGAAGTGTCGTGGAAAGTAACAATAGTTCCTGATGATAATTGACTTGCGGTATTTTGGTCAACAAGTAATATCATTACATTATCCCTTACAAGTGGATTATTACCATTTATTTTTGTTGTAATTCTGTTTGACGCAGTAGTATCAAAATATCTAGACTTAACATTTGCTAAATTTAAAGACTGTGCGTATGGTACATCTCTTTGTTGTAAGTATTTGGTATCGGTTAAATCAGCGACTATTGGTAAACCAATTTCAGGTGAAGTAGGGTATCCCGCAATACCATATCTAATGCCATAAGCATCTGCCTGATACTTTTGATTTTTTTTATTATCCGATCCAGAATAATCTTCAGGGTCTAAATAACAAAAATAAGTAGGACCAACAGGTTGTGGATTACTATACGCAGATTGGTGTATTTGGTTATCATTATTAAAATTACAATTATTAAAATTAACTGCATTTAAGTAGAATGTATTTGAATTAATGTCCGCAAGTATTGAACCACTAGTTCTACTATTCACTGTATATTTACCAATTTTAGTACTTTGGTTACCTCCCCCTCCAAATATATTACCTTGTACTTCATCTGTTTCTAAATCAGGTACATCACAAGGACAAGATTCACAATCAGGGTAAGACATCATAGGTAGATTTAACCCTTTAAACTTAAACTTGGTTAACATAGGAGATACTTTAATTGCAAATAATGTCGCCGCGGCCGCCAAAATTATTGCAACTGCCGCGTACAAGACTATTAGACCAACCGCCGGAAAGGCGGCAAACGCAGCGATACCATATTGAATTGCAAAGAATAATAATAAACCAGGTAGTACTATAGCAATAACCCATTTTAAAATTGGCCACACAAGTGCAAGTAAATGTAAAACAGGTATTATAGCAACAAATACAGGGGTAAAAATAGTAACGAGTAAATTAAATAAGAAATATATAAAATCAAAATTTCTTACACCATCATTAACAGGAAATCTATTTGTTGTTGTGGTACATGTTCTATTAGTAATCTCTTTAATACCCAAATGTCTACTTCTATTATACCCCCATTTCCATCTATCTAAAAAATTAGCAATGGTATAAACTTTATTAAAATTTAATTCATAAAATCTGTCCTCACAATTAATAGCCTCAGTTATCATCTGTTGACCAATCGTAGTACCAGTATCTCCGTAATCATTCCAATCTAAACTAAAGGCATACGATTTAAGTTGGGCAGAAGACCCCGCAGGTGGATTGGTTCCTGTCCACCCCCATTCTTTAACATTAGGTACTAAATAATCCGCTCTTAGTACGTCACTTCTTAACCCATCTTCATTTTGGTATTGTATTCTAAACCTATATCTACCTTTAGTTGGAATACCAACCGATGGGTCATTAGATAATACTTGCTCTCCAAATTCATTTGTCGTTACGTAATCTAAGTTCATCGGGACTTCAGTTAACCAAGTACCATTATCATCTATTATTTTACCACCCTCAGGAAGAGAGAATTGTTCTAATATTGGTCTTCCATTATCATCGTAATTTATGGTTTGTCTAATCGATTGTATTGTTCCAGATGCTGTAACTAAGTCACATAAGTTACCTGAGTCTTTTTTAGGTTTACAATTAGTTTTTAAAAAATCTTCATCTGCGGTTGAGAAAATGGAACCCATAAAAACTGCGTGTGGTTTAATATCAATACCAAAATCTCTAAGGTCAAAATCAGACCTAGTGATACCAATATTACACAAATCAGTTTCACCCCAAAAAGATGTTACGTCTATATCATTTTTAATGTTAACTAATTGTGGAAGTGACCCCAAATCAGTTGAGGATTTAAATTGGTCTCCGTTAAATTGTTCGGGTCCTGCCAATCCAGCCCTAATAAAATCTGCGGGTCTCAACGAAAAACATCCAATATTGGATAGGTCCAAATCTAAAACTAAAGTTTGAATCCCTAAAGGTGCCCCAATAATCATAAAGTCACCACTCTCATTTGTTTTTACAGTATACTTATAATATTTTTCGTAAACTTCTAAAACTTCACGTCTTGTTAATATATCTTCTCTATCTGGAAAAGTACCAGTAGGGGTGTGACCTGCATATTCTTGTCTATAAGGTAAAAGATTATAACGATAACCGTCTTCATTTTTTTGGTCGACAGCTTTGTATGGATATAATGTGGATATTACTGGATCATTTTCATCAATAGCGTCTAATGGTATAAAAATGGATACATTAGCATTAGGTACTCCATACCCACCATTAACTATAACTCTTCCGGCAACAACACCATAATCGGCACAAAATCTGGTATATACGTCTTCTTGTTTTAATTTTAAGGATAAAATTTCCAAAAAATCAAAATCTTGATTTACGTTTATTCTTATATTTTTGTCTACTCCCGGTTGGGTTCTTATTCGATAACTTTTGGTCATTAATCTTTTAAAAATAAATAGTTATGTTCCTCATTTTAAAAAATAAGACATAACATTATAAAATAAAGAATCTTATGAGAAGTCTACCGTTTTAAGGTTTTTAACACTTACCTTTATATCTCTATTATTAAATCTAACTTGATATATCTGTGTTGGTTCAGCGTATATTGTGTCGTCTATTAATTGTATCTCTCTTGTAACTTTGTCAACATATCTTTGTGAAGTCTGTGATGACGAGTATTGACCCCCAACTTTATTATAAACTTTTAAGTCTGAAAGTGTGGAAACACCAGCAGTGTTTTGAATCAATCTTCTAACATCAGAGACATTAACATTTTGACCTAACTCCCTGTTTTCAGGAGCCATGTAGTTTGAAATTTGATTAATCACTTCAGTGATAACTTGCCCTTGGTTTCTATCTGACTCTAAAACAACGTAAATATCGAACTCGAGGTCAATAACTTTAGCAACATCAATTGATATGTAATCGTTAATCATTCTAAACTTAGACAGATAAGTTGCCAAGTTACTTTTTAAATTATTAGATACGACTTGTGTTAATTTACCCGTATCGTCATATGAAAGAATCTGTATTGTAATTTTGTTATTATTTTCGGTAATAGCAACTTTAGCAGGTGCACCAAACTTACCGGGCATTGTGTCTATAATAGATTTATAATCATTTACAGTTACCGCTCTTTTTTGTGCTGCAAAATTAAAAGATACCATATTTCTAACCTCTTCAGTAGATGGTGGATTAGACCCACCAATAGCTGCCGTTACGTTGTTGGCAGCCAAAGATTGTAATACATTGTTGTTTATAGTACTTGACGGCCCATTTATTGCGAACTCTACAGTACCTACTTGATTTATTACCCCAACACCAACATTGGAAGCCAATCCACCACCTATTCTATATTGTACGTAAATTGTGGTGTTTGGTTGAACCGTTAATCCTAATCCAATATTATTTTGATAGTTACCTAAATCTAATTTAATACCGTTCTTAGCAAAATCATTTAGTTGTTGTTGTGGTGTTGTGGTACCACCACCAAATTGTATTTTTAAAAATCCTTCTGGGGTGTATTCAGTTATAAATCTATTTTCTGTTTTTATATATTTCCCAACCTTAATCCCCGCATTATCTGTTGGTTTTGTGGTGTCTTCAATAAAAACGGTGTCTTCCGCCAATGCGTCAACTTCATACCATTTATTTGTCGATGTTACAAATTCAGAATATGAAGGTACAGATGGGTATGTTGACCCTTCTTTTTGTATTATTGATGTGACACCTAAAACATTTCTCTCAGGTAAAAAGAAATTAAAGAATGGGACTACGTCTGATGGATTAATAACTCTTTTAAATACTTTAGTTGTTCCATTAACTACAACCTCTCTTTTTGTGATAACGTAATTTATAATTTTATTATTATTATCAAATGTTGGTATTTTTGTTCTATTAACAAACCCTTCAGAATTATACTGAGTACTAAAATCAATATCATAAACGGTTTCAAATGTTGTCCCTCCACCATTAAATTGTGAACCCGCTCTTAAGATTCCTAAGTACCTAAAATCTTCACTATCACCTAAAGGTGGTACTGTTATTGAGATGTCGATAACCGCAACCGATGGTCTATACCCCGGTATTTTTAAACCATAAGTTCTAGCAATATTAAAAATAGAAGACCTTTGTTGTGCGTACTGAAGTACGGTTTCTTGTATACTTCTATCGATATGGAAATGTAAATTATCCGCAACCGCAGCATTTAAATCCATTAGTACAGAAAAAACAGAAGCGTCGTTAAAATTTTGTACTAACTCAGGATAATATTGTTTTGTATAATTTATTAACTCCTGTCTTATACCTTCAAAATCCCTTTCGGTATAATTAATTTTTTTATTTGCCATATTTAAATGTTTATTATCACAAACTCCCTACTTCCGAATGCTTTATTTTCGTCGGTATAGTCTATTTTTAATTTTGCGGTGTATTCTTGTGTATTAGCACCTGGTATTCTATATATACTGGCCTGACCTAATAATTCATAATCCAATTGTCCTGCTGCTTCATCAGATTCAACATAAGGTTCTATGGTTATACTATTAATAGTTAGATTAGGTATGTACTTAGCAACTTGTTGTTCAATATCTGAACGTATACCATCAAAAGTCTCACCATCTAATGGTTCAAAAATGAATTCATATATTCTAGTACCAAAATCAGGTAAGTAATATCTAGAACCCTTTTTTGTTAATATTAAATGTAATAAATCTGTACGAATTTCGTCATCAGAAGTGTCCGTTAACTGTACGTAATCTCCTTTAACACTTTGTCTAAAAGGAAAACTTAAACCATATGTAATACCATTTGCCATATTATATAAATATAATAGAGTGAATTTTTCAATAAATAGATATTAAACAAAAAATCCCAACTTGTTGGGATTTAATATTAGGATGAACATCCAAAACAATCAAAGTCACTATTATCTGGTTTTGGTGGTAAATTCATATTAGAATAATCTATTTGTGGTGTTTCAATTTTCTTAGGTTTTTCTTTTTTACTCATATCAAGTGCTAAGTGTTTTGCTCCTGTAGAAATCGCCTTAGTCCTAACATAATAACACAAAGTTTTTAAACCTTTCTCCCACGAGTGGAAATGTGATGAAGTAATCTTAGATAAAGTTGGGTTAGCCATATAGATATTCATTGATTGTGATTGGTCAATAAATGGTGCTCTATCAGATGCCATATCGATTAATTCTCTTTGTGAAATCTCCCAAATAGTTTTATATTTAGGAATTAAGTGTTCTATTCTTTTAACTTTTTTATTGTAGTGTTTATCTTCAGTATCTAAGTAGTTATTGAAATTAATATTTTGAATTGACCCTTCGTTCATAATAATTTCATTTTTTAAATCTTCTGACCAAATACCAATTTTTTCAAAATCATTAATAAGGTATTTGTTTACTATCATAATCTCACCACCAACAACTCGTCTGTTAAATAATGCCGAATGTGCTGGTTCTGTCATTTCAAATGAACCTGTAATTTTAGCTGAAGATGCGACAGGCATTTGAGCGGTAAACAAAGAGTTACATACACCATAATCACTAACACTTTTTTTCAATTTATCCCAATCCCACATTCCTGAAAGTTGTGACCCATCTAATCCCCACATGTCAAATTGGAATACTCCATTAGACATCGGTGACCCGTTAAAATGTGAGTATTTATCATACTTACCATTTATACACAATTGGTTACTTTCATAAATTGCCGCGTAATAGATTGTTTCAAATATATCTTTATTTAATTTTTTAGCATCTTCTGATGTAAAGATATAATCCATTAAATAAAACACATCGGCCAAACCTTGTGTTCCAATAGCAATTGCTCTTTGTTCCATACCACCTTTCAACCCTTTTTGTGTTGAGTAGTTGTTAATATCAATTACTTTGTTTAATGCTCTTACAACTTTACGAACTTCAGTAAATAATAATTCATGGTCAAACTTACCGTTTTGGATAAAGTTTTTTAATACTATTGATGATAACGTACAAATGGCGGTAGTCTCTTCATCGGTATATTGGTAAATTTCATTACAAAGGTTTGACTGTTTAATAACCCCAATGTTTTGGTGATTAGTTTTTCTGTTGGCACTATCTTTAGAACAAAGATAAGGGACTCCCGTTTCAACTTGTGATTCAATAACTTTAGTCCATATGTCTTGTGCCTTAACTTTTTTACCCAATCCCATCAATACTGCTTTGTTATAGTTTTCTTCATACTCATCACCATAACACTCTTGTAATGCCTTGATGCCGGCAGTCTTAATATCATTAGGACAGAACAAATACCAATCACCATTATTTTTAACCGCCCTCATAAAGTTGTCAGGTAACCAAAGAGCAGTAAATAAATCACGAGCCCTTAATTCTTCTGCACCTGTATTCTTTTTAATGTCCAATAAATCAAAGATATCTTTATGCCAAGGTTCAAGGTAAATTGCGGCAGAACCAGGTCGTCTTCCTTGTTGATTAAAGAACCTTAATGATTCGTTAACAATTTTAAGGTATTTCAATAACCCACCTGCGAATCCACCTGATGATGAAATTCTACTCTCTTTACTACGAATGTTAGACATAGACAACCCAATACCAGCAGCATCTGAAGAAAATGTTGAGATATCATTTAGTGTATCTAACAATCCTTTTCTTGAGTCTGAGTTATTGTAGTGTAATACACACGAAGCTAACTGAGGAACTTTTGTTCCTGCGTTAATCATGATTGGTGTTGCCTTAGATATTAGTTGATTTGATAATGATTTATAATACTCGACCGCACTTACAAAATCATCGGTAACCCACAACGCAACTCTCATATACATGTGTTGTGGTCTTTCGATTACTTTACCTGTTGGTCTTTTTAACAAGTACATTTCTTGTAAAGAACGCCAAGCAAAATAATCAAAATTATAATCGTTATCGTGGTTAATTACAGCATCGATAGTATCCTCACCATATAACTTAATAGTTTCAATTAATTTTTCATTAATGATACCATCTTTATATAAGACCATCATAGTTTCTGAAAAACTATCATTAGTTTCTTTATGATATGATGAAATAGCAACTGATGACGCTAATCGTGAATAATCATGATGACTACCGGTATATGCCGCAGCAATTTCATATACAAGTTTATCTAACTCTTTTGTAGTTATTTCACCCTCAGTTGGTACTGATGTAATTACTTTTATGAATATTTCATCTGAATTTACACTTAACCCTTTTGAAGCACGTTTAACACGGTTATAAATTTTTTGGGGATTGAATGAAACGCTTTCCCCATTTCTTTTAATTATTTTTAATGACATATTATTTAGTTTAATTAGAAATCGTCTGTAAATGAAATAGTTTCGTTAAGTTTAGCCTTTTGGTATTCCATTGTTCTTGATTCAAAGAAATTACCTTTGGTTTCAACGGCAATTTGTTCCATGAATTTGAATGGTTGTTCCACATTGAATTCTTTACTACATCCAAATTTAACTAAAAGCCCGTCAACCACAAACTCTAAGTATTGTTTCATTAGGTTTGAATTCATACCAATCAATGACACTGGTAAAGACTCAGTTATAAACTCTTTTTCAATTTCAAGTGCTGATAATAAAATCTCTTTAATTCTTTTTTCCGATGGTTTGTCTTCACAATGGTTGTTTAACAAGTGGATTGCGAAATCACAATGTAAGTTCTCATCTTTAAATATTAAAGAATTGGCATTACACAAACCTTGCATAATTCCTCTTGATTTTAACCAAAAAATAGAACAGAACGAACCTGAAAAGAAAATACCTTCAACAGCCGCAAATGCAATTAATCTTTCTTGGAATGATGCATTTTCAATCCAATCTAAAGCCCATTTAGCTTTCTTCTGTACCGCAGGTAATCTATCAATAGCGTTGAAGCATTCATCCTTCTCCTTTGCATTATTGATGTATGTGTCGATTAATAACGAATACATAAGTGAGTGGATGTTTTCCATCGCTAATTGAAATCCATAAAAGAATTTAGCTTCGGGATATTGTACTTCACGATAGAAGTTCTCTGCCAAATTTTCGTTTACGATTCCATCTGATGCTGCGAAAAAAGATAAAACATTTTTAATAAAATATTTTTCATTATCTGTTAAATTTTCCCAGTCTCTAATGTCATTCGTCAAATCTACTTCTTCAGCGGTCCAAAAAGCCGCCTGATGCATTTTGTAATATTCCCAAATATCATTGTGTTCGATTGGGAAGATAACAAACCTATTAGGGTTTTCTACTAATATTTTTTCCATTTTGTAAATTTAATTATTTTTTTAAGATTCTTGTTGTTTTTGCCTTTTCTTTTCAAGCAATTCTTTGATTCTGTTTTTGTTTCTTTCTTCTTTTTGTTCTTCCAAACCTAAGAAAGTCATACTTTGTTCTGTGTCAATCTCTAACATTCCGTTATCAAATTTACAGTTTTCAAAAACAATCCCATCTTTACCAATTCTTGATTTGGTAATTGCGATTGTCGCCAAATTCATCTCTTTTTGTTGTAAGCTTTTGGCTACGGTAATTATTACGTGACCAACTTGTGCCTTTTTAATTGACCCACCCATTTGGTCTGTTGTTACAACATCTGATGAAATAGAATTACGATTTCCTTGTGTTGCCGTCCATCCTGCAATATCTAATTCATGACACATCGCCTCAAATCCACGCATTACAGACCCCTCACTTTTCCATTCATCACCTAACATTTTGTCAGGAACTACACAATCAATATAATCTAAAATAATCATATCAATTCTAGTACCTTCCGCCATCATTTTTCTTACTTGATTCTTTATTTGATTCATAGTAACAGTATCCGATGGTAACTTTTTCATAATCAACTTATTTTTCATTGTTGATTGTATATGCTTTACCCTTTCCATAACCTCATCTCTATTTTCAGACATATCATCAGGATGGATACCAGTCCAAAGTGTAAAATGTTTTCTTTGAATAATTTTTGGGTTATCTTCAAAAAATATTTGAAGTACGTTATACCCTAAATTAAATGCGTGATTGGCTATTTTAGTAGTAAATGTTGATTTACCTACCCCAGTAGGTGCCAAAATTACACCAATTTCTCCTTTAGCTAAACCACCCTTTAAAAGGTTGTCAATACCAGGTACACCAATCGGAATAGGGTGTCTGTAATCGTCATCCAAAACTTCATCAATGTTAAAAAACACATCAGTTGTCCCTTTATCAGTTTCACCAACTTGAAGTGCCCCTCGAACCATTTCTTCTAATCTATCGTAACTCTCAAAATCACCTTTATCAATGATTGATTGAGCTTTAGTCATTACTTTTTGTAGTTCTTGTTGTTTACAAAACTTTAGTGCCTTTTCTTGTACATAAACTGAACCTTCGTCGGAAACGTTTTTAACTTGGTCAAGAGTGTCTAATATACTCTTTTGAGCCATTGGGGAAGTAATTTCCGACTTAGTTAGTTGTTCTAAAGTGTCAAACGTAGGGGTATGTTCATACTTTGAGTAATACTCCTTAATCATTTGACAAATGATACGAAAATATTGATTATCAAAGTAGTGTGGGTCAATAACTTCAATGATGGAATTTGAAAAATCTTTATAAACAATAATGTTATTTATTAATTGATTTTGAAAAGTATTTCCTAAGTATCCGAAGTTTTTTTTGTCTGACATATTATATGATTTGTTCTTTGTTTTCTAATAAATACTATTAGGCGAATGAATAATTTAAGTACTCGTAAGATAAATTTTTACCTGATAAAATGTCAGTTAAATCTCTTAAGATGTTTTTTATTGATGGTCGTACATCCAGCGTATATCTTACCTTAGGCGGGTATACTTTAGCATCTATAATTCTATGACAAATTGTCTCATTCCCTAACTTTAAAATAATATTAAAGGTCTCAGGTCCATCAGTATTTGATGTTTCTAAAATACTTGCATCCTCTTCAATTTGAAAACGATTTTCTAACATATAAACAACACATTTATTTCTAAGTTTTGTTTTTAAGTCGTTAGATAATTCGTTAATGTAATTCAAAAGTTCCACACTATTTTTTGCCTTTCCATTGAAACCCTTAACATTAAAAAATCTTTGAACAACAAAGTTGTTGTTTAATGTAATTAAGAATTCAACTTTAGTAATGTCGTTTTGTTCTTTCATGTTTTTTTGTTTTACTTTTTGTTTTTAAACTTTGTTTTTTCTTTTCTGGTTAGTTTTAAAAATGGTTTTAAAAAATAAACCCAATTTTCATCATTTTTTGGTAAGTACTTGAACAAACCGTCTTCCATCATCATTCTAATTAGGTTTTTATATCCTCTACCGTCAGGATCCAATGACTCAGAGTAATATAAGTTAACTAATTCTTTTCCTTCGTCAGTTATTAACGGTTCGCTCAAATCAATTAGTTTTTTGTTAATAACATAAAACTCTTCACCAAAAATACCTTCTTTAGTTTTACCCGTTAAAAGATTTTGTAAGGAACTGTTACCTTTTTCTTCTTTTAATAGGTTTTCCCCTTTTGATAAAATATCAGTAATTTCTACAGGTTTTTCAAGTAGTTCAGGAAAAAATTTAAGCAAAGTCTTTTCCCCCATATAGAATATCCCGTCTATATTATCCGAACCATCACCAGTAATTATCTTAAGGGTTTTAACATTATAGTGGGGAATCTCGGCATCGTAAACCTTTATTGTATCCCCATTTCTATAATATTGTTTTGTGGATGGTGAGTAAATTGTAACCTTATCAGATATAAGTTGTGTAAGATCTCTATCACTCGAAAATATTGTTTTATCCTCATCTAATGATATATGACAATAGTAGGCAATTAAGTCATCCGCTTCGGAACGATCTACCTCCATTTGTCTTACAAACATCTCCTCAAGATATTCTTTTACTCTTTGTTTTTGAAAGTTAAAAGAATCCCTCTTTTGTTCATTATCGGACGACTTTCTATTAAGTTTATATTTTGGGTAAATAAGTCTACGTTGTAATGAACTTGTATCACTATCCCAAAAAACTACAACTTTGTTAAAGTTTGTTTCTTCTAAAAATTTTCTTAAAGTATTTAGAAAATGCCAAATACCACCTACGTGTTGCGTTCCATTGTAGAACTCCCTCACACCATGAAACCCAATCTTTAATAGATTGTTCCCATCAACCAATAATGTTTTTGACACTCGTCGTCTTTTAAATTGTTACTACTCTACTTCTTCTTTTTCTGCTTTCAAATCGAAGTCACCATCAACTCCGATAATTTCCTTCCAATACTCGGCATATTCTTTTTTGTATTGCTCAATAGATGCCTTTTCTTCGGAAGTTTCTTTTCCTGGTAAGAACCCGTGTGGTGTTACAATAATTTTACCATCTTCAAATCCAAGCCCATTAATGTGGTTTTTCATTACCGATACTTTTGTTCTTGATGCAAACTTAACAGTTCGTTTGTCTTTTGTTGCGGTAATCTTTGTAGTTCCTGCTCCTTTTTGATTTCCAAATAAAAATACTAAAGATGAATTTAACCAAATAGCTTCACCACCTTTAGCTTTAATTTTAGGTTGCCCAAAAGGATTATCAGGTAACTCAACCCAAGGTTGGTTAACAATGATAAGCGTATTTTCATATTTAGAATCTGATTTACGAGAACCTGAAATACGTTGGTTTATCCCCATACCTATCTTGTCGGCCAAAACACTTGCATTGTGTTGTTTACCACCTTTACCTTCATAAGTCATTTTACAAGGAACCGAACCAACTGAGTCCCACATAATACATAATGAATAATCTAAATCCCCCTTTTCTTGAGCATCTAATAGACTATTAATGTAATCAGTAATTTGTTCAATGTAATCAAAGTTGTTATTGAAGATGTAAAAACCATCCCATTCTAATTCACCTGTTTCGGTATCAACAACTTCTTCACATTCAAACCCCATTAGTTTGGCGTGTTCAAATGACCATTTCTGTTCTGTAATAATAAACACAGGAAGGATTCCTTTTTTCTGTGCATCAACTGCAGTTTTAACTAACGCAGTGGTTTTTCCCGTATCGGAATGACCCAAGAACATATTAATGTGTCCCATAGCAGGACCAGGTAAGCCAACAGCATCTAAAAAGGGAGCACCAAGATCAAAGAATCTTTGTGGTTTATATTTTGCAGATGTGGAAAATTTTTTCTTTAGTGAACTAAAGTCGTTCTTTTTAATAGCCATTATAGTTCGTAAATTTTAAAATTTGTTATAGTTTCTAACTTGTCTTTTGCGTCGGTAAGCTGCCCAACTAAATTATCCATCTCTTCTGTGTGTTGTGGATGCTCACCAATCCCAACAGGATTTGTGAAATAAACATAAAGTCTTGCTTCAGCATCAGCAATTTCTGCTTCATACTTTTTAACTAATGCTTCTTTTAATTTTTCTGCAATCACTGGTTTCATTTTGTTTTTTTTAATTTGTTTATAAAAAAAAGCATGGACACAATATGTTTAAAAGTATCCATGCTTAATTAAATTTAGAATGGTAAATCTTCAGCCGGCTCTTCGTCAGCTTGTGGGTCTACCACAGGAACCACTTCTTTTGTATTTCCACCACCAAGAGAAATGTCGGCAGTTTCACCGTAAACATATTTCTTAAGTTCTGTACTCCAAATTGGTGTTTCTCCAATTGCGATAGCTTCTAAATACTCAACAGGTTTTTTAGAATACACGTCATTCCATGTTAACTCATCTTCCAACCATCCACTCATAATTTCTTTATCTTCGTGAAGTAATGCAGGGTCATCATACATAACTGTTTGAATTACTGTATACTCTTTTCCTTGTGGGGTTTTAGCTTTCTTAAGTTCGATAATTAAATCACGACCTTTTTCAGCATCTGTGATATCACCTTTAGCTTTCCAAATAGGGAGGATTTTATCTAAGATACCTTCGTTTTTGTAATTGTGTTTAAATCTCCAAAATTTAACACCATCTTGTTCGTTATCACGGTCAATTACTCTAACGATGTAAAATAAACGTGAACGGTATTGCGATGCCAATTCTTTGTCTTCTTTTTTACCCGTTTGGATAAGTTCATTATAAACTTCTGTAAGTGGGGAACGCTCGTTGTCGTTTTTGTCAGGGTCATACAACTTAACCCATTGTCCGTTTACCATAATTTCGTGATACCATACTTCAACAAATGGTGATGAACCATCTTTTGTGGGTAAAATACGAACTCTACGTTGTGCGGATGTTTCGTTTTTCATTAAGATTGCCGAAAAATACTTCTTTAATCTGTCTTCTTGTGAGATGTTTGTTCTCTGTGAACCACTTGGTTGTGCGTTCTTTTCGTACTGCGCAAGTACTGAATCTAATACTGAATTTGTCATAAATAAATTTTTAATTATTACTCTTTTATCTTCATTAATAATAGGTACAAATAATAAAATGTCAAATAAATGA